TAAGGGTCGAGAGGGTTAGAGCGAGAACTATGCCAATGATCTGCATGATCTTTAAGTGATTGATTTGGTTGAGCTAATTTGTGTTTACGGATTTCCTAAGATGGTCAGATTATTAACAGCGACTGTTCAGGGTGTTCATTTAGTAAACAGCCGCCTTATAAAAAGTCTTATAAAAAAGAGCCCAACAAGAGCTCTACAGCAAGGCATCACCCCACCATCTCAAAGAAGTCATAAGTCAAAGTCACCGACTCAATGACGTTCTCATCGCTCTCGTTATCCCAGTCTCCCGCCACGAACTTCACCGGCCAAGCGCGAGACAGCGACCAGCGTCTTAACGTCGTCCCGTCGCGCTCCTGCTGAACGATGTCGAGGTTGCGCTTATAGCTCACATCGGGGAGCCCGAGACCGCTGGAGGTCACGGCGACGTCGAGGAACCAATCGTATAAATCGCGATCTTGGGTCGCGCCGCGCTCGAGCGTCACGTCGGCGAAGGTCATGCGGCCGGGGCTTTTGTTGGGGATCAGGGAGCCGCCCTCGAAGTATTGGACGTTAGCGACCTCGACAGAGAGCTCGCTACACTTTTGAAAACCGGCGTGACCGACGTCGTCGATCTCAACGATGAACTTGAACTTCTTGTGAAAGCTACGTGGATTACCAATGATGGCCATGGTGTGACTCCTTAAAGACCGTTAAGCGCCGCTGCCGGCGAGCTCAGCCTCGAGGGCGCGGGTGTCTTGACTGATGCGGAGGATGATGAACTCAGCGGGCTTGTTGGTGGCGAGCCCGACGCGGGCGATGAGCTTACCGGCGAAGATCACGGTGGAGGTGTTGAGCGCGTCGGACACGTCTACGAAGAACGCCTTGTCCGGGTCGCGGCTGCGGAAAGCCCCGTTGTTCATCTGAGTGAGCAAGAACGAGGTGATCGTTCGACGCACCTGCGCGCGGAGCCCCTCGGTGTTGTTCTTGTGGCGAGCGAACTGGAGCGCCTGCTTGAGCGAGCGCTCGATGAAGCTCACGCCGCGCCGCTCGGCGATGTAAGGGAAGCTGCCCCCACCCTTTAGGGTGCGGGAGCCGTCGATGTAACGCGGGAGGCCTGGGCCGGTGGTGAGCGGGTTGATCCGCTTGGGGTACACGAGGTCACGCTTGCGCTCCTCGAGGACCTCGTCGCTCTCGAAGCCTAAGACACCAAAGAGGCGCCCCTGATCTACACCGGCGGGCGGGTCATAGACCCCGCCGGGTCGGGCGCTGTCGGCGCGCGCGTAGACCCCCGCGATGATCCCAGAGGGGGCGACGTGGAGCTGGCGCTGCGCGCCGAACACGCTCTTGGAGGGGTTGAGCACCTTGACGCGAGGCCAATAGATCGCGGCGTGCTCGCTCAGCTCACCAAGCGCGGCGACGTTGCTCACGTAGTCGATGATGTCGGTAGCGCGCTGCTGAGCGGGCGGGTCGAGGATGGCGAAGCAGAGCCCCTCTCGGACCTGCTCACAGTAGCTCACCATGGCGTTGTGGGTGGCGGCGGTGGCGCGCCCAGGGATAATGAGCAGGCTCAGGTCTTGAACGACATCAAGGGCGCGCAGGCCGGTCTTGCTGACCTCAGAGCCGATGAAGTCATTGTCATCGAGGCCGACGAGCCCATCATCACCGCCCATCAGGGCTGTGGTCTGAAGATCGAGCTGAGGGGCTCCCATGAGCGAGAGCGCGCTCACTCGGATGAGCGAGGAGCCGCTCCGCTCGTCGTTGATGAGGCTGTCCACAAAGCGAGGGTGGTCTGGGGTGAGGCTCACGTTAGAGAAACGCTCTCGATAGACGCCGTCCTCGATCACCGCGAGGTCAAAGGAGCCCGCCTCCCCGTTTGTGGGCGAGCGGATCTCGACCTCAAGGCGGTTAGCGTAGGCGCCGTAGCTTTTACCCTCGACAGTGAGCGCGAGGTCGGCGCCCGCGTTGGCGGTGAGCGAGGCGGTGGCTCGCAGAGCGCTCTGGCTGCTCGGGTCGGTGACGTCGGCGTAGTGGACAGTGCGCACGACCCAGAGCTGGCTGCCGCCGTTCTCAAAGAAGCCCATGGCGGCGAGCGCGAGATCGGAGTTAGCGGTGAAGCCTCCAAAGCGCGCCTCATACTCCTCAAAGGATGTGCAGAGGGTGGGCTGACCGATCGGGCCTCGCTCGGTGACGCCCACCGCGCCGGTGGTGGAGGTGGGGAGCGTCGGGACGCCGCGGACGCTCGGCTCCTCCTCGACGACGACGACCTTAGATGACAGAAGCTGAGCGCTCATGAGCTCTCTCCTCGCTCTTGGGTGGTGGGACGGGTGGGCTTAGCCTTGGCCTTACTTGAGGGGCTAGCCTTGGCTTTCTTTGTGCTTGTGCTGGCGGTTTTTCTTTTAGGTTGAGTGGTCGCCTTGCTTGTCTTTTGAGCTGTCGTTTTCTTTTGAGCTGTCGTTTTTCGCCTTGCTCTCGATTGAGGCTCAGGCTCACTGACCTCAGCCTCCTTTAGCTCAGGTTCATCGACTTCGCTCTCCTCTGGCTCCACTAAGAGCGCGCCTCGCTTGATGGCGCGCTGCACCTCGGGGGCCTTTAAGATCGAGCTTGGCTGGGCGGTGAGCGCTTGGCCGGCGAGGAGCGTGAGGGAGCGCGCTAGGCGTAGGCTTTCATGAGCTTGAGCGTCTGTGAGATGTGGAGCCGAGCACAGGCACTCGCCCTCAGCGCACACGCTGTTATGGGGCAGGTTGAAGGTGAGGCAGCGGCGCGTTCGGTTGATTAGCGTGACGCTCATGGCGCGCTCCCATGACTCAAGGTCTGAAGCTCAGGAGCCTCGGTGACCGCCTTACCCCAATCCATAGGGAGCCCCTCATCGAGATCGAAGCCGCGCACGACCAGCCCGCAGGTGAAGACGCGGAGGTCATCTCGCCCATAGAGGTTGGTCCGCAGCTCCCCCTCCATGTCGAGCTCCCAACGCACGCTCCCGAGCTCGGGTTGATCCGGGTCGCGCGCTAGGCTGATCCAGTGGTTTCGGTTGAGGAAGGAGGACAGCGAGCCCATCAGGTTAAGGAGCTCAGCGGTGAAGGTCGAGGCGCCGGTGAGCCTAAAGCTCAGGTCGGCGGTGAGCGCGGGCCGGTAACGCAGCAGCTCAGGGCCACTTGAGCCGAGGATCACTCGCTCGTGAGGGACGTTGTTCGCGTAAAAACGGTTCAGGCGCACCGTAGGCCCCGAGAGGATCAGGGCGGGCAGCTCGGCGAGGCTCGGGACGGCGCTCGCGTCGTCGAGGGTGGCGTCGTAGTCAAGCGCGACGGTCATGTTGGTGTTCTCGATGACCTGCACCTTGAGCTCCTGTAACAGCGCGCGGATGAGGCGAGTGACCGAGGCCTCCTCGATCAATGAGCTGCGCTCAAAGAGGTAAGCGTCCGCTAAGGGCCCAAGCTCGTCGGGCACAGGTGTGGCCGCGTCATCAAGGTTCTCAACGCTCACCGTGACGAGCCCCGCGGGGTGAGCGGGGGTGCGGACGTCAATCACCCACTGGGTCTGCCCGTCGAGCTCCTCGCTCCAGATCGCGAGGACCTCTGCCTCACGCTCACCAAAGCGGACGGTGACCTGAGGGGCGAAGTGGAGCCCCACCAGCCGGGCGAGGTCACCACCGCTCGTGGGGCCAACGCTAGGGGTGATCGCGTGGATGATCGGTGTAGGCATTAGACACCTCCTATGCTCATCGCCGAGGCGACGCGGGCTAAGAAGCGCTTTTGGGCGCCGGCTTTAAAGGCCTCAAAGGCGGGCCGCAGGAAGGGGCGCGCGGGGACCTGAACCACGACGAGCCCACCTCCACCGCCCCCATCTCCTCCTGACCCGACAGGCTCACCTGCCTCGCGGAGCACCGCGAAGACGAAGCGGCGCATAGCGTCGGTTAAGGGGATGATGGTGGGCGCGGAGCCAAACTCTTGGACCTCCGCGATCTTGATGAGGCTCTGCCCGTCTTGAGCGCGAGCGGCGCGCGGGATCCCCACAAAAGCCTCGTCTCCTCTGAGCTTCACGATGACGCTGTTGCGCAGGTCACCCCGCACCATCAAAGACTTGCTCCCACCGAAGCCCTTGAGCCGACGCGCGGCGAGCGTCGTCTCAGCCGGAGGCTTGAGCGCGCTCCCACCGGGCGCTTGTCGGGTTAGGCCTCGCACCACCTCACGGCGCAGCGCCTCCGCCTCTTGTCGGAGCGACAGCGCCACGGCGGACTTGAGCTGGGCAGGGCCCGCGGCGAGGAGGGCGCGGGCGCGCCTCCAGTCCCCACTCATCATGGCTGAGCTCACGTCTCACCTCCCTGTGTATGCTTGAATCCCAGCTCAGGGGCGTGCTTACGGAGCCAAGTGAGCGCCACCTTCGTCGCAGAGGTGATCACCCCACCCGCCCTCACCGTGCGCGCCGCCGCGATCAGCGCGGCCTCGGCCACGTTGAGGTCGGCGTCTCGGAGCCCATACCCCTTGAGGCGCTCAGCGAGCGCCCGAGGCTTGAGCAGCGCGCCTGTGCGCCAATAGTGAAGCTCAAGCTCGCAGGTGTACGCGTCTGCCTTGTAGAGCGCGCGCGCCGCTCGATCACCGAGGTAGCGCGCCGTAAAGCGCCAGGCGCCCTCTCGGTCACGTTGCTCAACATGTTGATGTTCGCGAACACAGGTGACGATCTGGCTCCACAGGCTGTGCTGTGGCGTCGCGATCCCGGGGGTGAAGGGTAGATAGATCCTCCGCCCAATCGTCGTCGACTCGAGCTCTAAGAAGGTCTCACGGTCTGTCACCCCCATCCGAGCGAGCACGTAAGCGAGCAGCCGCATCTCGGGGGCGCTTGGCTTATCGACGGTCTGTGTGCCATAGCGGGCCTGCATCGCCTCCCAGAAGGCTTTGACCTGCTCAGACGTAACTGGCGCAGGGCGCTGAGGCTGAGAGGTCAGAGAGGAGCGCTTTGAGGAGCGCTGTGAAGAAGGAAGAGGGGACTCAAAAGTAGAGGGTTTCTGTGAGCTCATCGCACACCTCCGCCGTCGCAAGTCAGCTCAGGGGGGACACAGCTGTGCCCCTCAGGGCCGAGCTCATCTGCGGGGACTGAGCAGCACTTCCAAGCCCCCTCCCAAGGCCCTGACCCTTCAGTGATGATCGCGGCGCAGTCCTCAGTAGAGCGCCAGCGGCCGTCTGCGTCACAGACCTCGACAAAGCTCCCAACGCAGCGGGTCTGTTGAGGTGTACACAAGGCGCAAGGCCCACAGGCGCTGAGCAGTATGCACAGAGAGGTAAACAGGGGGGGAAACAAAGAGCTCCGCGCCCTGCTCGGTAGGAGCTCGCGCTTGGTGATGTGTGTCATGTGACCCTCGTTGGTGCGAGCTGCCGCGCCTCAAAGGTCACGAGCAGCAGGTTGCGAAGAGGTCGGCTCCGGCTCATCCCAAAGCCTCGCGGCTGCGCCTGGGTCACGTAGAGCCCAGGCGGGGTTCGGATGCGCTGCACGAGCCGCCCTTCAAGGTCATAGAGCCCCGCGAGTCGGTCGTTGGGACGAATCAAGGCCTCCCCGGTGTTCAAGTCGACGAGCCCAAGCCGCTCAAGGTCCCGAAAGTGAA